CCACCAGTGCCCCAAAAAGTGGATAAATAAATTATGATAACATAAATTTATAAAAGATAATTTATTTTATTATTTCAAATGTATTGAGAATAAACTAAAATATAAAAAGCGTTATTTACCGGAGGGGTGCGGGGAACCGGGGTTCCCTGCTAAAGATTAAAATAAAATATAGATTTATTATAAATTGCAATGCTGAAATACATCTCTATACCAGTTTTTTTAATAAGTTTAGCCATCGGGTTATTTTTTGTTTATATTTTGGGGCCCGATATGAAAACAATCATTGTTTATCCTACTCCGGATAATAGCGGTCAAGTGCAATATAAAGACGGTGCGGATAATTGTTTCATTTATCAAGCAACTGAAGTGAAATGTCCAACAGATGCTAGTTTAATAAAAACTATACCAATGCAGGCCACACCACAGAATCCATTTTAGCAGGGAAAATAATGCATGTATAATATAAATGCACTTGGCAAAATTTGTTCAAACAAAAACAGGGAGATATATAATGTCAGCCCTCTTAGGTTTTGGATTGGCTTCTCTCTTTAGAGCGGTATGTAAAGATAAAAATTGTATCATTTTTCACGCTCCACCTTTAGATGAAATTGATAACAAGGTATATAAGCAAGATGGTAAATGTTACACTTATAAAAGCGAGGCTGCAAAATGCGATTCAAATAAAAGAAGCGCACGAATCTAAGTTTTGTTTTGGATTGGAATATGTAGCAGGGAACCCCGGTTCCCCTCTGGAATCCCTTCGGGATTCTGATGACCCCTCCGGTAAATAATTATTTTATTCTCAATCTATTTCCTTCCGCTTCGCTTACGATCATAATCAATTTATTAACTTTTTGAGATACTAGTGGAAATAGCTGTTTTTATTTATTTTTGCACCACTTTTTCTAAAAGTGGTATTTTTCTAAAAGTGGTATTTTTCTAAAAGTGGTATTTTTCTAAAAGTGGCATAGCGTTATTTTTTGCACAACTTTTTCCAAAAGTATTTGTATATGTCCACGGATACAACAAGCATTCACGAGTTACCTACCGATCCAGCCGGCGGTGGAAATATAAATCTTGTTACCAGTGAAATGAAACCGTCTACTACGGAAACGCTTATGTCCACAATGCCAGCATTAGACCAAGCTACAATTAATCAAATTGTAAATGGATTGCAACAAGCAACGATTGCAGGAGCAACGCAATTGCCGTCTCGTGATATTCCACAAAATACTCAACAATATACACACGATCCGAATATTCAACCCAATTATATACCTCCGAGTTCAAACGCCGATTATATTAAAGATTATGAAGACAACAATGACATCATTAACGATTATAATAGGAGAGAAAATACAATGAATAATTTAGACCAACTGTATGACGAATTGCAAATTCCGCTTCTAATTGCAGTATTATTTTTTCTTTTTCAATTGCCCATTTTCAAAAAAATGTTATTCACTTATTTTCCCATTCTCTTTTTCAAAGACGGAAATGTGAATATTTATGGGTATTTGTTCACTAGCATTTTATTCGGGCTTCTTTACTATTTATTGTTCAAAATAATGACACATTTCAGCAAATTTTAGCTGAACGTGATATAGATATATGATATAAATCTTACAATATATTATATGTCCTTTTTCCAAAAACCGATTATCGATAATTTTCTTTCCAAATTATCGGTTCGCGGTTTGAAAATACTTGCAAATAATGAAATAAATGCAGGAATATTGAAAGAAAATGCAGCAGGAATATGCAGAGGATATATTTTACCCGAATATGTAGAAGAAACGTTGGATAACGCATTTAGTGACGAATCTTTTGAAGTTGTAGCATTATTTGAAGGCGAATCAAGTATTCCCATTTCATTTCTAGTTGTCGAAAAAGGAGAATGTAGTAGAATGGATAATGTGTGGTCTGTGAATTTGATTTGTGCGTTAATGCAAAGTCCGAGTGGAATAAAAAGTCTGGGTCAAATACTGATGGGATTGTATTTGTATACCATTTCAGAAAACGACAACGTCGAAGAGAAAATAGGTGTGTTAGAGTTGGCGAATGGATATATAAATGCTTCTGGATTAGCGAGTTATTCAAAGTTGGGTTTTACAGTTGACTATTCTTTATATGGAAGTGACTGCTTCGAAAATTATAATAATTTGCCGATGATTGCGGAAGATATAGATTCAGATAAAATTGTGGGTATTTTGAACAATACCAGCATTGCTTATGAAAAACCACCAATTTGTTCTATTGTTGATAGAAATGCACAACTGTATTTGGGTGTTGCTATGAATTTGCTAATATTTCTTACTGTTACGCCTGAAAATGAGCGTAAAGATTATATTATTCGAGATTACGGTATGAATGACGGAAGGTTTGTAAATTACAAATACTTATATTCATTGATAAAAAAGGACGTTGATGCTTTTTCCAATGAAATACAAGGTGGTTTAAGTGGTAGCGGTTCTAGTAGCTTCCCCGGATTTTCTAAACTACATACAAAAATTGTTACTTCTGATGCAGCACCTGTTACAGCGACTACTAATACAGCATTAGAGAATTCATTTGTTCCATCTATAAGAAGCAGCAGGCTAACAAGACAAAGTTATCCAATAAAATCGGCTATAACGACAAGAAGAAAAACGAATCCATTATCAGTTATTGTAGAAGCATCAGAACCCAAATTCATATCAACGAGAGAAACCAGAGCGACAAAGAGGTCGACGGCAAAAGGCATAAAAAAAACGAAACGAAAAAGCAAAATGAAAAAAATGAAAAAAACAAGAAAAACAAGAAAAACAAGAAAAATGAAACATAAAACTAGAAAAGTGTAAAAAGTAAATATCTAATATAATAATAAAATGTATTAAATATTTATTGCAAATATTATGTATATAATAATCAACACCCGATGGAATCATTTATAGAAAATACTAATAGAATAGCAAATGATGCTATTCGTATGTCATTGTTCGCAAAAATTAAAACGGGAAATATCCTATTTGACACAATTATATCAACACTTCTTTTGACGTTTATGAGTTACACTGTTAAAGTTGCATATGAACAAAGTTTCAAATACAATTTCAAAATAAATGAAATCGATATTTTTGAGAAACTCCGCTACTGTTTTCATAAAAAATATATGATCACAATGACTGGAAAAAAATGTTCGTCGGTAAATTGGAATTGTTATACAGTTGTTAGTTCGATTTTTGGAGACTCTTTTAGTGCCGTTTGGGGAAACATTATAAATAATATTGAAGACAACCCCACAATATATGAAATGAAAGATTTTTTAGCTCTAACAAATAAAACGACTAGTATTAACAATAATAATAATAATAACAATGGTAATAATTGTTGCGAAAATGATAACAATATTTTTATTGTTTCTCAAAAAAGACCATTTTTATTTAATAAAGAACTGCAAATTTTTGCACTAGTGGACATTTATTCCGAAGAATCTAAAAATGAAAAGGATAAAGGCACTTCCAAAATAGAAAACATTGAAATTGTATTATACTCTTATGTAACATCTTTGTCTCAAATGAAAAAATATATAGACAAAATTACAGAGAAATATCTAGAAAATATTCACGAGAGTAGATATAATAAAAAATTTGTTTACACATTAATTAAAACGAAAAGCGACGGAGAAGACTGCCGGTTTGATTGTTGGAAAGAAAGCCAATTTGATACCACGCGTTCGTTTGACAATATGTTTTTTTTACAAAAATCAGTCGTTCTTGAAAAAATACACTTCTTTTTGAATAACAAAGAATGGTATTATAAAAAAGGCATTCCATATACAATCGGGTTTGGGTTACACGGCCCTCCGGGAACAGGTAAAACATCCTTTATAAAAAGCTTGGCGAAGCTCACAAATCGTCACATTATTGTATTGTCGTTAAAATTAATCAAAACGAGAAGACAACTGCAAGAATTTTTCTATGAAGATAGATACAATCAAAATAATAAAAAGGCTAGCATTGGATTTGATAATAAAATAATTGTCATAGAAGACATTGATGCACAGGGTGATATTGTTTTAGACAGGTCAAAGAAAAGGTCGACTATCAATTATGGGGCTATAACAGAAAAAACTAGCGTGGGTGATGTAATTAAATCTATAGTAGAATCTGAGTCGACTTCTGTCTCGTCGCTAGCAAAATCAACAGAAGACGAACCTATTACGCTCGATGATATTTTGAATCTATGGGATGGAATAGAGGAAACAAGTGGTAGGATTATGGTGATTAGTAGTAATCATTATAATGAATTAGATCCGGCTTTAATACGTCCAGGTAGAATTGATGTGTCTATTGAAATGTCTAACGTGTGTCACAATATTATTGCGGAGATGTATTATCATTTATACGAAAAGGAAATAAACAAGGAGGAATTAGATAAAGTTGAACCGGGTTTGTATTCTCCCGCAGAAATAATCAACTTGTATTTAATGAACAAAGATGACGAAACTGGATTTTTGAATAGACTATTGATGAATAAAAAACTAGTTTAATTTTTTGTTATGATTAACAGTGTGGTTCATTCATAAAACACGTCTTTTTCATAATTATTGTGATGACATTCCTGATGATAATTTTGTTGACCTCCATCCAAATAACTCGTTTTACCGTCTTCCAACGCAATCATCGGATAGATTAAAGAGCGATTACCTTCTTTTGTTATTGTCCAGTCGGAATTGAACGGTGTCATCGAAGCGTTTGTAATTGTCAAATCCGCGTAAGGTGGTGAATATTTCGTTATTAATTCCCAAGCTTGGCCTCGCGAAAGCATATACATTTGAGCTCCCCAAATAGAATCTGGTAAATTGAAATAAGAAAACGGATGTTCTTCCGTTGATTTTGGCCCTTTCAAATAAATTCCTCCATAATTCTCGTCAATTACGTATTGGGTCAAATACCCCAAAAGCAAAAGATCCAACTGCATTTCATGAAAGTTTTCAATGATCTTGGGCAAATGTTGAACAAAATCTTTGCGAATAAAAATATCATCTTCGCAGAAAATTCCATATTCTTTATCGCTGTTGAAATAAAATTCACGGATTAAATCAAAATGGCCATAAGTAAAAGACCACGTTCTTTTTGTGTGATGATGTATATCACGACCTTCAATTCTTTCGTCATCAAATGTAACACCTTCATATATGAAAGCGTCGATACCTAAGTTGCGAAAACGATTTTCCATTGCGGATTTTCTCTCGGGATTTTGAAAAGATAAACAATAAAATCCGCATTTGTCAACCATATTTTGTATTTATATTTAGTTAGCTTTTATATCAAAAATATTTAGATATAAAAATACTGTAAAATACTGTAACTACTATATTCTTCGTATGCGTTGCAGAATTGCAAAATCTTATATCAAAAAATTACAAGCAGACGACAATGATTGAAAACTATGTGAAAAAACTTATAGAGAATATTCCACCAACAAATAAAACCGAAAATATTGATTTGATTTTAGACGGCGGTGTATTCAATGGAAGTTATCAAATCGGAAGTTTATATTTCTTGAAAGAAATGGAAAACCAAAAATTGATAAAGATTTACAAAATATCGGGTTCTAGCGTAGGCGCTTTATGTGCATTATTGTATTTCATAAATAGGTTGGACTTGGCTTCCAAATTTTACGGCAGTGCAATAAAGTATTTCAAGAGATGCAAGAAATTAGATATTCTGCATCATTTTATAGACAATGATTTAAAGTCGTTGTTGCCAGACGACATTCATAAACGTCTTTCTGGTCGATTATACATATGTTATTACAATGTAAAATCGCAGAAAAAAATAATACGCAAAAAATACAAGTGTATAGACGATTTATTAAATGCAATAAAGAGGTCGACATTTATTCCGTTTTTTATAAATGGCAAAATGGTATATGAAAACAGATATATGGATGGCGCAAATCCTTATATATTTAAATGCGAGCCCAATAAAAAAATCCTTTATATAGATTTATTCGGTTATGACAAATTAACGCATTTATTTTCAATAAAAAACGAGAAAACGAATTTCCACAGAATACTAACAGGCGTTTTGGATGCACATTTATTCTTTATAAAAAAAACGAGCACGCAAATGTGCAGCTATGTAAATGATTGGTCTATCTATTCCTGGGCTAGGAATAGAGTCGTTAAATATTTCTTTGAAAAAATTATTTTCTATGCGATGGTTCTTTATATTCGATTAAAGGCATTTATGTCTATTCCAGAATGGCTTAAAGAAACCCTGGCGGCGAAAATAATTGGCGAGGTCTATGCATTGTTAGTTGAACACTATTGCTTGTAAACCGAGACTGATTTTATTCGTAAAAATATACTTAAACACAATCGCAGTTGTTGTATATTATGAAATACATAACAACTATAATCAAAAAATTTCTACCCAAAGAAATACCAAAGCCTGTTGGTAGATGGAGAATAGAAGAGTGTAACAAGCAAATGAATTATAAAATAGATTTATCAAATGAAGACCATTGTGGGCCTTGTGGTCAATATGCATTAGAAAAAATAGAATCAAAAAATGTAAAGACAGAAGTTAGCAGGGAACCCCGGCACAAGGTTCCGCCCCCGCACCCCTCCGGTAAATAATTATTTTATTCTCAATCCATTTCTTAACGTGTGAAAATAATAAAACAAATTATCTTTTATAAATTTATTCACTTTTTGGGGGTATCGGTGAACATAACTAAAAGAAATTCTATCAAGAAATAAACCATTTTAAGACCTAGGGGCGTTATAGAATACATATGTACCAACTAAAGCTAGAACCCAAAATGGTGGGCCACCAGTGTTTCCAGGATTTGGATTCGGGTTCGGACTCGCACTGTAGTGCCTTTTTTTCAGTTGAATCTGTTTTGCTGCATTATACGGTATTGAAGAGATTTGATGACGAATGCGAAACATTACTATTTATGGTTTATAAATATATTTTAACTTTTGCAAAAAATATATTTATTTCATTAAAGACTCGGTTTTCATCCAAACATACTTGTGAGTAAAATGCCAAACAATAGCAAACACAATAGTGTGAACTAACGCAACAGTCATTTTGCTACCACCTGGCGGAAGTCTGAGTAAAACTCCGGGAGTCAAGACAAAGAAGAGGATTGCCAAGTAAAGCAAAAAAAGGAAATTTGTTGTCATATAATTTATGCCAAGATTTTAATTAGATTCTCATTTAATTATTTTCTAGTTTTTTCCTAAAAAGACTAATAAAATAATCCTCCGCGGCCTCTCTTTTTCGTCTTATTTTTCTTTTGCTTCTTCTTAATGATGTGTCTTTTATGTGTTTTTTCAGGAGCTTCCGGTTTTTCCACTTTAGTTTTCTTAATTTTATCATCCGCTGGTCTATATCTCAAGAAATATTCTTCAAACTCTTTCGTGCCTTTTTTCTCTTTTAATTCCATATATTTTTCTGATTTTTGAGCACGGATCTCTTCCATTGTCAACTGATGCCCATAACAATTGATACTAAAACGTTTCAATAATCCTTTTTGTCTTAATCTATTTTCTTGTTGCACCTTGAATAGGTATTGCGACATACATAATATTCGATTCGGGTCATAGTATTCTCTCCCTGCATACAAAAATGCTAAATAAAAACTCAACATTGTATCGATTGTTGCTATTTTTATTGTAGAACCGTGAAGCTTCAATGTATTGTAACTATGACACGCAATCGGTTGGTAAATAAACGCAACAGCGTCATTTCCGATTCTTATCTCATAATGTGGTGCGACTATCTCGCCAATTGCGGGCTTTTTAATAATTTTTATCCCTTTAATTCCTATATCTTCTAATCTTTCTTTCACTATTTCTGCCGTCGTTTCTGGGTCTTCAGATAATACATCAAAATCAGGATTTTTCTCGAATTTTTTTTTGACCGCGTTTGGCATATACGTAGAATACAAGGTCATTGCATATCCTCCAAAAAATACGGCTCCCTGGTCTATTAGCGTATCTTTAACCGTATCGTAAATTTCGTCTACATTTGTCTTGTCTTCCATTTTTCTTTGAAAATCGATTTCACCGCATCCGTGTGCATTTAATGGATAGTTTTTATTCAACAGAGTAAGCCGTTTTAATACTTTTTCCCAACGACTCACATCTCCCGCTGGTCTTGACAATTCTAAATACATTGACATTCTCAAAAAATTCGGCGGCGCATAATAAATTCCGGCGACTCTTACAGCGTCTTTAAGAATCGCATTGAAAATGTCCTTGTGTAAAAATGTAATGTCAGCAACCGGAATGAAATTCACATATACTTTGTACGTTCCTTCGTGCATACCATTTTTACCCTCCACTTCCACGAAACCTTCTTTTACATAAATATCACACAACTCTTTTGCATCATTTAACGGGTTTGGAGAGAAAAAATCGTAATCTGGCAACTCATATTCTGTATTATAAAATTGGTCTTCTTTTGGTAGAATGCTGTTTATCGCAGTTCCGCCATATGCAACTAATTTTTTTCGTCTCAAAAAATTCTCTACGATGGTGACAATTTTTTTCACTTCTGGAGAATTTACAGTCTCTTTACCAATTTGTTTTTCGGCTTTGTCCACTGAAACGCGTAAAATGGCGAGTTCACATTCATTAAAAGTCATTGATTTATCACATATTTCTTTTTTTGTTGTATTTTTATTTTTATTTTTGATTTTCGTTTTCATTGTTGATTGCCTAATATTAAATAAGAAAATAATTAACTTTTGCAAAAATTTAGCAAAAGTTTAGCAAAAGAGCGGTGGCTATGTCTGTATTGAGTAATAATCTGTTGTTGTTGTGCGCGTTTCAAAACTTAATTGGGGTGGGTTTGGTGGCGTATCCGGCACTGTCGGTTGTATATATCTTAAACGTTCTGGTTTCAGAACAAATGCCGAGCCAGCTTCGTCAAAGAACATAAGCATTTCTTGTAAATTCGCGTCAAACTCCTGATAACGCATTGCAATAAGTTGACATCCCATTTCTCTACATACAACTCCACTTGGATTCTCTGGATTCGCTCCAATATCAGGCATTGCAATTGTCATATTTTTCTTATTATATTCTGTTAATTCATTCATATCTGGAGTGAATTTAACGTCATAATAATTGAGTGCTCGCATAAACATCGAATTACTTGTCATATTTACATATTCATAAAATTTTTGATTATCCATAAATGCTGTGTTGAGACGGTCTACTATTATTACGATTTTACCTGCCAAGTTTTTTAATTTAACATCACCCAAGTTGTGTGTATAATAGTTTCCGCTTGCGCTTTCACTTTCGCCTTTTGCATTTTTCGAATTATTTGCAAGGTTCGTATATTCATAACTGTAATGCGACCCCAACATATAAGCATCATATTGCTTAAAGATTGCCGCACAATTCGACAACATATTTTGATTCGTACTCTTTATTCTTAAATGCAACAAAATCGGATCAGTCGGATTCGGTGCAGTAGACCCAGAAAAACCATAATTTACAACAGTCGACATTACGTCTGCAAAAGGAACGGAATTGTACGTTTCTTTGACGTGATAATTTGGCACAGTTGAAGTGGCGATAACCGGTTGTTCGTCTATAGAATATATTTCAAAATCTAAACAACGAACACCTTGTTTTATGACATTTTTCAAAGCGCATATTCCAACATAATCATTTTTGTATGCTCCACCACTGCACGAGTTGTATGCCGTTTTAATATAATAATCTTTCAATGTATAACTTGCTTCTGGTTTAGAGTAATCTATTGAAGCAATATAACTTTTATTGTTTGCATACAAAGAATCCATCAAAGAACATTCTCTCGAATTTAAATTATACATGTAATAAAAATACACGATCAAAGAAAGAATCAATACAATAATCATTATAAAGAGAGCATTACCGACAAATTCTTCCTTAAGAGTTAGTATGTCTTTTGTAGTTTTTGTAAAGAAATCTGTTATACTTTTTGGTGCATCTGCCATGATTATCCTAATATAAGATATTATAAAAATTAGTTAAAAATATAAAACCACGTTATAATATACAAAATGCCTGGCGGTTTAATGCAACTAGTATCAGAAGGCCAACAGAATATTATATTAAATGGTAATCCATCAAAAACTTTTTTCAAAACAGCATATGCAAAATACACGAATTTCGGACTCCAAAAATTTAGAGTCGATTTCGAAGGTTCAAAAACTTTGCGTCTATCCGAGCCATCTTATTTCACGTTCAAAATTCCTCGTTACGCCGACCTTTTAATGGATTGTTATTTATCGGTGGATTTACCCGATATTTGGAGTCCGATTATACCCCCAGGGTCAAACTCCAGTCTTGGAAATTATACTGCAGGTCAATGGGTTCCATATGAATTCAAATGGATTGAATATTTGGGAGCTCAAATGATATCTAAGATTGAAATAACGTGTGGAAACCAGACGCTCCAAGAATTTTCTGGAGCATATCTTACTGCAATGGTGCAGCGCGATTTTACGGCCGAAAAACGAGCGCTATTTGAAAAAATGGTTGGCCACGTACCTGAACTATACGATCCTGCTAATGCTGGCGCTCGCGTGAACTCCTATCCAAATGCGTATTATACTACGAATCAATCCGGCGCGGAACCATCCATTCGCGGTCGCACATTATATGTGCCTTTGAATGCGTGGTTCAATTTAAAGAGTCAAATGGCTTTTCCGCTAATTTCCCTGCAATACAATGAATTACATATAAATGTTACTATGCGCCCTATTCAAGAATTGTTTCAAATTCGCGACACGTTTGACGTGGCCAATAATTTCCCCTATGTTGCTCCAAATTTCAACCAATATTATATGCAACTATATCGATTTCTTCAGACTCCGCCAGATATTGAATTAGGTCCCGGGTCTTACGTCGATACAAGAACTATATGGAACGCCGATATTAATCTGAACTGCACTTATTGTTTTTTATCGAATGAAGAATCTCGCATTTTTGCCCTTCAAGAACAGAAATATCTTTTTAAGCAAGTGAGAGAAAAAATCTATTACAACGTGACCGGTGCGAATAAAATATCGACTGATTCACTGGGGATGGTTTCAAGTTGGATGTTTTATTTTCAAAGAAGCGACGTAAATTTGCGCAATGAATGGTCGAATTATTCGAATTGGCCGTATCGTTATATTCCCAATGACCTTATACAAGCGCCGACCGATGGCGCATATAATATTACTCGCGATGGAACCACTGTTGCTGTTGGCCCCGGGGTTAATTCAGATGGCCGATTAACTGGCTGGATGATAACGGGTCTGTATAATTTTGAAAATATTAAAAACATCATGGTCAGTATGGGGATTCTGCTAGACGGGATTTATAGAGAGAACGACCAACCCGCGGGTGTTTTCAATTATATCGAAAAATACACGAGAACAACGGGGAATGCTCCAGATGGACTATATATCTATAATTTTTGTTTAAATACGTCGCCATTTGATTTGCAACCTAGCGGTGCTATGAATATGAGTCGATTTACCACAATCGAATTAGAGACGAATACTATTACACCGCCTTTAGATCCTTATGCTCAATCGTTGGCTATTTGCGATCCGCAAACAGGAAATATAATCGGAATTAACAAACCTACATGGAGAATCTATGACTATAATTTTAATATGGTATTGTTCGAAGAAAGAGTCAATATGATTACATTTGTTGGCGGAAACTGCGGATTAATGTATGCCACGTAGAACTAGCTATGTCCACCATTCACAGAAACCCCAAAAAGTGAATAATTTGATTATGATCGTAAGCAAAGCGGAAGGAAAAATTTCTCAACGTGTGAAAAGATAATTTATTTTATTATTTTTAATAGATTGATAATAAAATAAAATAATTAAAGTATTATTTACCGGAGGGGTGCTTTGCGGAGCTATAGGAACCGGGGTTCCCTGCCTAGCTATAGAAACGCATTTGATGCCAATGGGCCATCATCTACGAATTCACCCGACAACGTTTTCCTTTCTGGGTATTTCGGCAAATATGGCAAAACTTCTATGTTCGGGTTGTATCTTTTATTATACATTTCCATTCCTACTTTGAATGGTTTTGTCCACGTGTCTACACCCTTGAAATATGACGGTGGGTCTAAATTCTCTCCTTTTCCATATAACTTGGCTTGAGTTCCAATATCCGTTGTTAGCGTCGAATATGTAGGTGTAATTCCACCTGTCAATTTTCCGGCGTCGTTTTGACCTCTTATATCTTTTGTTTTTTTGTTATTTATTTGCACTTTAGGTTGGCATCCATAACAGTCAACGTCGCTTGTACACTGTTCACCAGTTTTGGAGCAACGAGCCAATGATCCGCACATATTTTCGCAACTAAAAGTGGTATTAATGGGTAAATTAACGGTGTGGCTTGTTTCAGGTGTTCCCATATCAATTGTTGGATTGGCGTAGGCATCGAAACCTTCTTTCATTTCTTTCAAAGAGCACTTTTTTGTTTTTATTAAATAGTCACCCCATTTTATTATACCAATAAACATCAATACGGAAATTATCAACAAGAATACATTTATTACATTTTTTGTAAATATTTGTTGCTTCATATATTAGATTTAGATGAAATAATTTTAGTATTTTATTATAGTATGTCAGATACATCTGAAACTTCCGCTATTGATGATAAAAAACAAAGCTCAAATACAAATACAACAAATGGTAATAATCCTGGCTCGGAAACGAAAACCTTTTTTGGAGCTCTCATATTTCAATTGTTCAATTTATTTATACTTATAATTGCAGGAGGTGCAATGTTATGGAGTGCCAAAGTGGCTCAAACAAACTTGATGCCAACCGACGTAGACTGTGCACCTTATAAAATGTCTGAAACTACCATAAATGACGGGAAACCAATTATTGTAAACGTAGATGTCGTGAAATCGAGTAATTCGCAAGGCACCCCTGAAATAAAATCAACTAAAATTGAATTCCCTATTGAAGAAAATATGAATATTATAAAATTCGGAATTTTCGGTTTGAATTCTATTCGTGAATGGACTGATGGACCCAATTCCAATCCGTACACTTTGTATCTAGGAACTATTTGGCAAAAAATGAGCGCGAATTATTCTTCAATGATGAATGGGTTTTACAACGTGCTCAACGAAAATTGTAGCGAAAGTGTAATTATATTTTTGGCACCGTTTATAATGATTTTTGTTTTATACGGAGTTGGACTTATTAATGGATTTTATGGCGTTTTGCTGTGGTTTACTCAATTATATCTTCTTTTTAGCACAAATGTTAATAAATTTGATGAGCCAGTGTTAGATTCAGATGGAAAACCGGTTTTGAAACCAGATGGGACGCCTCAAATAAGCGAAAGAAAAGTTTGGAAATACAAAAAGGGTGATATGGGAAAACATTGGGTATGGTCAATTTTATACACGTTTATGTCGTTTATAACAGTAGGATTTCCTGGGGCGTTTATTATAATCTATTTTTTGATTCGAGGCGCGTTTTCTTCTCTCTTTTTGCCTTTTCAGATGAAAGCGAAGACGAACGTAGGTGAATCTGCGAGCAGTGAATATACATTTTCCACGTTGATGGGCAATATACTAAAATACAAAATGAGTGTGATAATGTATATAGTTTCATTATTTATTATTAGCGATGCTTATTCTGTTGTTGGTGCACTTGGCGCTTTTATTGGAATTGTTGCGTGCATTTTTGTGTATTCTTTTTATCCAAATATTTATCAACAATTTAAACCTGGTGCTGAAAATGCAGAGTCTACAATTAATCTTGCGCCATATAAAATGGTTAACAAAGTTTGCACTGAGAATATTAAAAAGATATTTTCTTCAGATAAATATGATATGGACGCAGAAGACGATACTTCAAAAAGAACATGGTTAGAATGGCTTTTGTCTTTGCTTTCGACGTCGGTTAAAGTGGCAGCGCCAGAGACTAAGGCTGGGTCTGCACAAGCGCCTGCAACAGCATCTCAGACTAAACCAAAAGAAGTTGAAATGATTGATTTTTCTAAACCATTGACCCCACCAAAAAAACCAACAATTCTCACAAACGAACCATCTATCGTAAAACCATCAACAATTCAAGTCAAACCAATTGATGAGTCTTTATATCAATTAGGTGGAAGAAAAAAAAGACAAAGTAGAAGGAATAAATAAACACAATAAATTATAATATAAATAAACCAATCATAAGTATTTAATAATGGGAAAAAAATCTAAAAAAACAAAAAGTTTGGCTCCACCATCTTTAGCTACACCATCTTTAGCTACACCATCTTTGGCCACGCCATCTTTGGCTCCACCTTTTTTAAAGGTGGAAAGGGAGGAAAAGGTTCCATTTGTCAGCATTTGCACTCCAACATTCAATCGCCGACCATTTTATGAAATGACAATTCAATGTTTTAATCACCAAACTTACCCAAAAAATCGTATGGAATGGATTATAATTGACGACGGAACAGACAAAATCGAAGACTTGGTCAAGGATATACCGCAAGTAAAGTATTTCAAATATGACGAAAAGATGAATTTGGGAAAAAAGCGCAATTTGATGCACGAAAAAGCCAAAGGAGAATTTATTATTTATATGGATGACGACGACTATTATCCACCAGAGCGCGTTGCGCACGCCGTAGAAACATTGCAAAAAAATCCACAAGCAATGGTTGCGGGTTCCAGTGAAATGTACATTTATTTCAAACACATTAATAAAATGTATCAGTTCGGGCCATATGGCCCCAATCACGCAACCGCGGCTACTTTTGCGTTCAGGCGTGAATATTTGAAACACGCCAATTACGAAGACGGCGCTGCTTTAGCAGAAGAACGTCATTTTTTGAAAGGATACACAACACCATTTGTGCAAATGGATTCTATGAAAACAATACTAGTATTTTCTCACATTCACAATTCATTTGACAAGAAAAAATTGCTGGAAGAGCAGGGTCCCAATCCATTTGTAAACGAATCCACGAAAACAGTGGAAGATTTCGTAAAAGAACCGAAAATAAGAGAATTTTTTATGACAAAAGTAGAGACTTTGTTGGACAACTATGAGCCCGGACGACCAGAAAACAAACCAGAAGTATTAAAACAAATTCAAGAAATCACAGAGAAAAGGAAGAAAATGCAGGAAGAACAGCAAGGACAGCAAATGATTCCGTTCAACGCCGAAATTGAAAAACAGTTGGTTGATCAGGGTGCACCAGCTGAATTAATACAGCAATTTAGAGCGCAAGGATTTGTACCTGTTACAATGAATGGGCCACAAGGCCAAGCACAAGTACAACCGCAACAAGGTAGCATAAACCCACAAATCTTACAGCAATATGAGTGCAGATTCGCCGAACAACATAATTTAATCCAGACTTTAATGAAGGAGAATATAGAATTAAAAGAAAAAGTGGAATATTTAGACAAAAAAATCAAAGAACTTATATCAAGCAAAATAGCTGAAAAGAAACAGCAGAAAATAGAGGGTTAATCAAAATTTCTGTAAAAAATATAATTTTTTCTCATATATAATGCATCACAATTTACATAATGGTGGATTATATTCGGATATATTAACCGACGCAAGCGGAATTATTTATAATTTTACATTGCCACCAGATTACACCAAAATGTCCACCATAAAATTCGTTTTATATGGTTCCGGTGGCAATGGACTGGAACAAGTGGAAGACCCTTATCCTCATAGTCACACTTGTTCATCAAAAATAAAAAATTGCGACACCGGTGGCGCCGGCGCGGGAGCATATATATCGGCGGAAATACCTTACTATATTAATGATTATTCGGCGTTCATTACTAAAATAGAATACACTGTTTCAAAAGGCGGCAGCGGCGAGGACACGGATGTCACTGTCACGTATTCAGACGACACTAGTATAGTTTTGATTGCCGGCGGCGGAGAAACCCCTTGTTATAACGGTTCGACATTCGGCGCCCCGGGCGGAATTGCATATATTTACAATCCTTCTGGAATTCATATATCCAAAATTTTGCGTGATGGAACAACGGGTGGAAATCAGGGATGTCACGGTTCAACAAATGGATACACTGTTAGTGGAGCGGGCAACGAAGGCAAAGATACTCCGCCTGTAAACAATATTATAACACAAAGCAAAACTTATAATTTGGTTGCGTGTCCAAGACATCCTTATACAAAAAAAATAACGATAACGAGCTCGGGTGGTGGAAAAACAACAGCAGGAAGTTATAAGCATATGTATTATGGTGGTGGAGGTGCGGCAACACCAACGTTTTATAAATATGAAAAATATAATGCACATAATGTGCGCAAAGGGTCAGACGGAATTATATTATATTCTATATCTCCGCATTAACCGTAAAATACCGCAAAATGAGATTTATATTTATTCAATATTGAATATGCAATCAAAACAAGTAGTCCAATCGGCAAGAAAAGTGGTTCATAATAATTATAATATGTCCACGCTGCTACAAATATAACGGGAAATATGTGAAGACGTGGAACTAAGTCATAACATTCTGCAGTTCTGAAATATATCCATAACCCGGCACATACAACGGAAATAATAACTTTAATGTCAAACGGAATGTATTTATCTAAAATCATTGTTGCAAGTTATATTATATATTATAAGCCAGAAAACTTTATATGTTTTGTATATATATAATGCTAACAGACCTATATTTGCAGACTACGAACCCAAAACTGTCATTTAAGCAGTTTTTAAGTCCGCAAATATTAACCGGGATTTTTTTTTCTGTTATATTTCACACCATTATTTATACAGCGTTTTTCAATCTAGGTAGTTATATATTTTATGGTAAACGACTTGTAAATGAAGTGAATGTGCGTCTTGTTATAGCATTATTAATAATTATGTTTTTCGGGTTTTTCGGCAGATTTTTACACGTGAAAGAAATATACAAGGCATACAACTATAATATGGAAAGAACTAGAAATCATTTGGATAAATTGTATATTGGGTGGATTTTTGTTTCTTAGCAGGGAACCCCGGGTTCTTAAGCTACGCGGAAGCTTCGCAAAGCACCCCTCCTAATGTTTTTTATTTTATGTTATTATCAATCCATTCAAAATAATAAAACTATTGATCTTTTCACACGTTAGGAAATTTATGTTACCACAATAATTTTCTTCACTTTTTGGAATTTCTTAGATTTTATATTGCTGTATAATATAATTACACAACAATGTATTTTATTTTTATTGTTTTGTTCTCACTATTTTCTTTAGAAAATTTTGTGTATTCATATAATATAATGGATAAATTGCAAAATATTAAAATTTGCATTGACTTACAAGACCCAATAGAAAAAAATAGATTAAAAAACGTTCAAATAATGAAAAACTTTATAAAAAATTGCGAAAATGTTAAATTTACGCCAGCATTTTTTTATAACGCAAACAAAGAATTGTCACAATTATATGAAAGCCATCCGAATCTTCCAAAAAAATTGTTGGGATTGATATTTTCTATAAATAAAAATAATACTAATAGGGACAAAAATATGGCAAAAGAAATGTTACTATACGTTAACGCAACAGAAGACGAAATCAATGAGTTTTTAGATTGTAAAAAAAATTGATTTAAAGAAAGAGTGTATAAATAAAAGATAACTAATAACCCGGTCTATACAAGAATGTCGAACGAATATGATAATGAGTTTTATGGTTATGCAGATGACGACTCTTACGCGTCAGATTTTGCGATGAATAAGAAAATGCGCAGGGAACTTGCCGAGTTGAATAGACAAGACAAGAATTATTTCGAGGTCAAGCGCCAAGTCGGGTACAAGCCCGTTACTATTGGCATCTTCGGTTCAGGCGACGTTGGTTCTTCCATTCGCGACGCAACTACCGGAATCCGCAATTTCGGGCACAAGGTCGGAAGTGTATATGAAGACCTCTATTTCAAGATGCGAATTTGCACGGGCGAGCTGGGTCCCAATTCACCGAATTTCTTCTTCGATTCGCCTGAGCAATACGAACGCCATATGAAGATTAAGTTGGATGACGATATAAGGTCTCGGTGGTATGAAAAGAACTTGGCTGCGCGTCGTAGTCTAAGTGCGGACGACGCAAAAGCTCTTCGCAGAGAGCTGACTGTCCTGCAAAATTCCGCTGGAGAAAATGTTACGGTAACTCTTGTTAAGTAATCGAAGTCATTAAAGCACAATATGAAGCTGTAAATGGTATGAATATGTGAAGAAAAAATGTGTGAACAAAAACATTGATATAATATATTTTTTCTAATTTGACTGATTTATCTTTATAATTTTTTTCTTGGTTTTTTACAATCGTTGTATAAAATAGTTTATGGTTTGCCAAGTGTGCAAAACCCGAAATAATAAGACAATAAAACCACAATTTTCTATAATTTTTCCATCGAATACTGTCGTGAAAAGAAATTTTGGTAACCACTGCCGCGACTGTTATTACGTCGAGTGTTTTTATAATACTTTTGTTATATACTTTTCTCCAATGTAAAATGGTTGTGGTATATAGCAAAAATAAAAGGACGCCTAGACCAGTATACTTTTGATAAAATGCTTGAAAAGAAACTGCCAATAAACAATGTCCTGTATAAACTCCGTATTTAGAAATATGTTGTGGAATTACAACATATTTTTCTTTGTCTTTCTCTTTCTTGAAATACATAATACTTGTATATATTTAATTTATTAGTATGAAACGATGATTCCAGACTAATAAAAATATCTGTAAAAATTTATTTATAAATTTATATTATAATGCGCATTTTTGTATTCGCTTTCGCTTTTTTCTGCGCCGTACAAACGGCATTTTCTGCTCCTAGTTCTGCTGCACCTTCTTTTAAACCAACTTCAAATCCTACTACCGTATTACCAACACCTTTATCGTCTACTCCAAAAAAAACTTGCACATTGCAATCTGGTTACACAGATACATTAAACGGATTCGATATAGATGCTTTGAAAACTCCAACAATAACGGACAGCGGAACAGCTCATAACGCTTTAACAGACGACCATATAAACGCTTGGTGTGATGCTGGTATTGGATATATTTTAATGACCAATCAAGTTGCAAAAACTGGATTGAATATGAACAATATATATCATTATATACAAGATTTTACATGGTCGTTTTCACAAAAAGATATAGTGACACTAAAAAAAAATATGAATATTTTCGTAAACACACTTGTTAGTAATACTGGTTATAATATTGTTGACATAAATATGTATATTACTAAAGCAAGCGACCAGACTAAAAACGTTCCAGGTTATTATGCTTTTATGAAATATTGGAACAATTATTTACAGTCGATATAAATTAGCAGGGAACCCTGGTTCCCCGCACCCCTCCGGCAAATAATACTTTTATTATTTTATTTTATTTTCAATCCATTCAAAATAATAAAAAATTATCTTTTACAAATATTTATGTTATTATAATTAATTTATCCACTTTTTTGGGGCACTGGTGGACATAGCTAATATAAATTAATCGTCGTCGACGCTCTTTGTATCACTGTCTAACTCTTCGCTAACTTCTTCCTTCGTATATTTGTCTAAATAACGGTAAATTCGATTTATATCTAATTTGGTTATTTCATAATTCTCAAAAAGCGCAACTAATTGGTTATCATCATATTTATTTTTCAAGTCCATAAAAAACGAAAATATATCTTTCTGATCCATTCCCAGTTGCTGACATAAATTCTGTATAAAAAGCGAATTATTATATTCCGTTGAATATTTGGTTAACACCTTGGTAAAACGCACTTCCGGCGGATTGTATTTCGGCTTCGTCTTCGATTTCTTCGTAAAAGTATCGTGATAAATTTTATTGTTCTTGAACGTCTTTATTAAAGAACTCATCTCATTGAACTGCCAAATCTGCTTTTGAAATGTGATGCGGTCTATATAGTCGGCAAAACAAATATTTTGCAAAACATTCATATAAAATGGAACGCTCTGTTCCTTCTTCATTTTCCCCAAAACGTCGATAATATTTTCGTGCCACAAAAGACCCACAATTGTCCTGTCCGTTTCATTCATCAAAACCAAGTGGTCATTCATAGAATAAGGCTGATTTATCAATTTTTGCGTTATATTCTTAGTGTCATCATTGTACGATTTTACTTGAAAAATGTTTTGTATAATTTCATTTTTCAGGATAGACTGCTTGTTATTATATATGCTGGTGATTGATTTCAATTTTCTCAAATCCGATTGAACAAACTGGATTATATTATTGCGTAACGAATCCTCTAAATTGGGCATCATAGAATTTACAACCGTTTTTATCTGTTCTGCGTTCGGACTTTTCAGTTCTATTACAGTACACACTTTCATCAGCTCTTTTATTTTTTTATCTATGTGATAGTTCCCTATGCAAATGATCGGATTCATAGTCACTTCCTCTTGCTTCTGTTTTTTAGTTTTTTTAGGTCGAATAAGTTTTATAAGTGTGTTAATCCCGCCTTTGTCGCCATTGTTCATACCATCTATCTCGTCCATTACAATGGCTATTTTTTTCACTTTTTTATGAAACATTGACATTATATTCTTATCCGACATATTGTGTTTTGTTATCGTATCTATAATTGACTTGTTTCTTATATCACCCGCGTCATACTTTACGACGTCATAATCCAATTCTTTCAAAACATCTGTTACAAAAGTCGTCTTACCCGTTCCCGGGTCACCGTATACATAAATTCCCTTTTTCAATAGAGGATTGCTCTTATCCGCTTGAAAATTTATTAGGATTTCTTTCATCTTCGCAATTTCTTCTTCTCTATTCAAAATTTTATTTATATCTAATTTCTCCATCTTATATTCTTAGTGGTATTCTTTTTATGTTGATTTTCACTCAATCCAGATTTTACGATATAATTGTTGACAATTTGTTTACACTTATCCGAGTCATTTTCAATGCAATATTCCAGTAAAAAATATACATAGTTGGAAAATTGTGTAGTTTTATAGACATATTTCTTGAAAAAAAGCCATCTCTGAAAATTTTCTTGAATCAACAAAGAAAAAACGAAATCATTGTCTCTGCGAATCATTGCTCGAATATAATTTTCATATTGGTCAACGTATCTTCTCACAATCTTGTGGTTTTTTATATACATTTGCTTATTCAAAAAGAGTGTTATTCTTGTGGGGATAAAAGAATAAATAACATCGCATAATTCTTGTGGTAATTTAATTATTCTTTCAAATATCTGAGACATAGGCTTTTCCATTTTAATATAATATGTTGAGATTATTTTAAATGGAAAAATAATAATATGTGGTTATATTACACAAAATATATAGATGGTAAAAACGTTTACTACAATTCAGACATTTACATTATTATGTTTCATTTTTAAAACTTATATTTGTCTTGAATTTGCAAATATAAATAGAGCAACAAAATACATGCTTTTTTTTCCAGGTTTTATGCACAATTCAAATAGTTATTCAGGATTATTAGAAAAAATAGAAAAGAAAAATATAATAGTCGATTCTCCGGATTTTACAGATATGTCATTTGAAAAAGAATTTAACAACTATAAAAATTATTTGCCAGTCGTTCGTGAAAATATAAAAAAACAAAACATCGAACCTGAAAATGTTATTTTTTGTGGTCATTCCAGAGGAGGATTAGTGGCGTCCAATTTAATTCACAATACAGAATTTGAAAATTTGATACTCTTTTCACCCGTTGATTTTAACAATAAAAAACTAGAAAATGATATATGTGTGAATAAATTGTTATTATATGCATTTAGAAAAGATTGGCCAATAAAAATTTTTCGTGAAAATGAAGGTTTTTTTTGCAAAAATAATGGGTATACTCATTTTTTACAAAATATAAATAGTGAGAATAAATTAGTATTTTCTTATGAAAAATACGGTCACAAAGATATAACAAATTCATTTTTCAAAATTATTTGTAATTCAAATTATAATATTACAGAATTAAATTATTTGACGGATAAAATTTCAAATGACATTGATTATTTTTTTTAGTTACGGGTCATAGTGTTTATAGCTTGAAATAAAAATATCAAGTTAGTATAATGACATCAATTGACCCCGAACCATTAGAACCGATAAAAAATATAGAGTTCAAAGCATCACAAAATTGGTTTGGAAAGACAATTGATAAAACAACAGTGCGGTTTGAAACCGAAGAAGATATGCAATTGATGATTTTAAACACTTTTGTCCACGATTTTGGACACGATTACAATTTTTTAAATGACGGTTATTTGAAAAGAATTGTTTCCAATGTAAAAGAGCTCGAAAGTTTAGGTATTAATATTGGCGGTTCTATTTTGAAAACCTTGGTCGATATAATATCTGGAGAGCCAAGAAAAATATATATGTATAATGATAATAATTTTGAAGACGTTGATGACGCCTTGACGCCGGATAATGAATTTTTGCAACGACTTGCGAACAAAAAAAAAGTTTTTCACAATCAATTGAAAACATTTGAAGTGCCTATTTCATCACCGCTTGAAGGCGGAGCGTTATCAATACCTCGAGATGACTATACTGTTTCAAAGGTTGAACGTCTGGAAAAGCTGAAAAAAGACGATGTCGCAGGCTTAGAAGTCGCAAGCTTAGAAGACGCAAGCTTAGAAGACGCAAGCTTAGAAGACGCAAGCTTAGAAGACGCAAGCTTAGAAGTCGCAAGCTTAGAAGACGCAAGCTTAGAGCCGGCTTTAAGCCCCTTAACAATTGATATATCCAAGTATATTAAAGACCGCAGTGAAGACGCCGATTCTCTCACTATCTTGTCAACACTTAAATTGTATATTACTTCTTATTTGGGTCCAAATTATTATACGAGTTTGATTCCCGATGATAAACTAGATGGTGACGCTTTTTACAATTATTATATGCATTATTCGATTATAACCACGTTCTATGGTCTTATATGCTATTACAATGACTTGATTGAAGAATACTTGATTGAAAATTCGGAAACGCGGGTTTTAACGCGTCTTTTTGCCGATTTGCTACTTCTTCTCCTTGCGAGTTATTTGAAAGTTGTCGATGATATTGCAGACAAAGACCCGTTTACTGTATTAGACTCGTATGAAGTTATGAATCAATTCAATCGTTTTTTCGCCGAATATGTTCAAGCAACTGATGTCGAATTCGACGCATTTAGCTTGAAAATAATGTCTAAAATAGAGTTCATCTATGAAACAGACGAGAGAAATGGAAACGACCCCGGCGAATTGGAAGGAGGCGCAAACGACGAAACAAAAAGCGTCGAAAAAAGATATACATATGTCAAAAGAGAATATGGGATTTTTCATAATAATTTGCTAACAACTGTAACTCGCGGAATATTTTTGAAAACGGGTGTCTGGCAAAAAATTTATCCCGTTTCAACAACGGAAAAGGCAGCCGATTTTACAAAAGAACGCGTCTCCGAAATTACCAAAGATATGCTTCTTTCCCGAGGGTTTGTCAATGACTTACTTATCGCGGAAATACTTATTTTAAAGCATATGCTTATGGAAATTTTTCCGGATTTTTTGTATTTGGCAAATGGAATCGATGATAAGTTGAAAGCCTATCTCGACGTATACTTGTATAAATGTGGAAAATACAATATGGTTTTAAAACCACTATCAGAAGAAGATAAAGCGATTATAGAATATGTTGCACCTCCACCTCTTTCTGATTTTATTGTGGCCGACGAAGAAGAAGATGAAGAACAATATGACAAATTCCCTAGAGGTGGTGCAAATTTACGAGCTGCCAATCCAGAAGGTGAAATGGATTTCGCATCAGTTGTCCCCGCCGGACTTACTCGAATCCCGGATTCAAATTCTATTATTGAATCAGAAATTCCAGTTGAAATAAAAAAGGAAAGACAATTGTCTGCATCTGAAATTCAAAGAGCCTTTGATGTTAATAGTCTAGTGGTTCAAAACTTGAGAGAAAGCGGAATACCGCCAATACAGTTGGGTGATGGAACACAAGTTTCAAATATGTTTGACTTGTTGAAAATGAATACAGGAATGATACAGCGTGTCGGTTCCGAATTTGCCTACCCTGCGCCTAAAAAACGATTTATATTGGACAATGCGTCGAAACTAACACGAAATGTGAATGGAATGAAACTGTTTCACAATATAAACGCATTAGAAGATTTGAAAAAAACAGTTTCTGAGGAGGAATACAATGAGTTATTGCGCAAATTTAGATTGTCTCAAAAAGTTTTTGGACTATATAAGACGTTAAAACGTGGGGTTTTGTGTGCTGGTTCTTCAATGATGGATGCTATGGATAATTGTTCTCTCGAAAAGGGAGCTACAGAACCTAAAGAGATTGGAACAACAAACTATGAATTTGTCTTTGAAGATGCAGCGACCGGGGTTCATTTAAGCTATGGTGGTGTTGTATTATTTTATGCTGGTAGCAACAATGATTCTATAAATGTCCATATTGATTTTTCTTTGAAAACAAAATTGGTTGGTCAAAAAGAGGAAGATGTTGCGCACGTTATCGTTGAAGAAATGGATGTCGCTGATTCTGAAGATTTAAAAGCGAGAATAGTTTACAAGTCTGTAATAAAAAGAGTGGACAGCCTTTTTAAACGTGTATTCAGGTTTGAAGACGAAGGTGAAAGTGAAGGTCAAGGCGAAATTGTTCAGTTAAGACCTGCAAAATATATCCAGAAGAAACGAGAGAAAATGATAGAAAAAATGAAAACATTGTGGTCTTTTTTGCAATTCAACCCATACTTGGAAAATAATGATACTTTCAATAAATTATTAGAAGCGACTGGCGTGAAAAACCTGGGAGATTTGTTGCAAGAAATTCAGGGAACGATTAAATGGGGAGGATATGTAAATAGTGTTGATGCATTGGCTCCTGCTATAAAAGAATTTATAACTAAAAAGGGGATTGAAGAGAGAAATATTATTTATAGAAGCGTAAGTAGTCCTAATTCAATTATACCTTATGACCAAAATGGAAATGCTTTGCGGTTTGCAGTTGAAGGTGATAGACCTTCTGCTTTTCGAGCCATTTATTTTTTACTGTTTGGTGAAAGTGATGGTATTAATTTAATGGCACTTGCAGGGTATTTGCAAGCTGGTAGAAGTATTATTGTTTCTAGAAATGAACCAGCTATTATTATAGATGAAATTCCTCCAGTGATTCCTTTTTCGGCAATTCCTTTTTCTGCAATTCCTTTACCAGCAACAGCAAGTATACCGACTTTACCAGAGCCTCCTTTACCCCCTATGTCAGAACCTCGCGCACCATCTCATGAATCTTCTGCTTTAACCGTTGAGACACTTAGTTTCAAGAAGTGTCCACCATTTGGAAAAGTAATTTTTGTGAATGCTGAAGAAAAAAATATTAGCGTAAAAAATGTTGAAATAAGTGACCCAAAAATAAAACAACCAAAAATTTTAGAATTAACAATAACACCTGGTCGTAAGAAACCTAAACCTAAAACTAAACCAAAAAGTAGAAGTAGATCACCAAGTTTATC